AAAAATTACTTTATCCAGAACATTGGAAGTTTTATGATTCGAATTTTTCTGAGTATAAGAAGACGGAAGCATGGTGGTCATGAATGACTTGGTTTGATTTAGTTAAAAAAGAAGAGTGGGATTTTATTTTCACTGATGGAGAAAATAAGCTAAATAAGGTTAGACATTTAGATTGGAATAAACTTACATCTCAAAGTAAAGAAAAAGTAATTGATGGATATATTAATTTTTGGATAGAAGAACACCCTGATGATGTTGGTAGTCTTCCACCAGGATTTAATTCTTTAGATTGGGATATAGAGTGTATAGATGGTGTATGTAAAAAACCCTCTGATTGGGATAATAACCATTATACATTATCAGATACTGATTCTTTTAGTATTATTCTTTATAATGATAGATATCCTATGATTACTGCATTAGTTCCCAAAGATAATAAAATTTACCCAATTGGTGAAGGTAAGGCTAAAGAATGGATGATGACTAAATTAAATATGAACCATTTAAAAACTGAAAAACCTAGCAATATTATGGTAGAAGCAGCATTATTAAAATTGATGGAGTTTGAAAAATGACTTGGTTTGATTTAGTTAAATCTTCAGAAATGAAGGAATTTGAAATGCTTGCTGAAAAGTATGCAGATAAAGGGGATATGATTCATTTAGACTATCTTAGAAAGAAACATGGAAAGAAAAGTAATGAGTTCTATAAAGCTTTAGAAACACAAATAGAAGATGCAGTAAGTGAAGAATGGTCTTCTATTTCTGATATTATTAAAATATTAAGAGATAAAAATCCAGGATTAAAAGATACAGATGAAAACTTAACAGCTTTTCTTAGAAAGAGATTAAATGATATGAATATTCAAACTAGAAGAGAACCAGCTCCCGGAAGAACAGGAATGAAAACTTATTATAAGGTGTAATTATGGAATTATTAAAAGGACTAGGTGTAGGTAAAGAAATAGGAACTGAGCAAACAGCTCAAAAACTATGGATGAAATTCTTAGGTAGATTTAATTATAAACCAGACCAAGCATTCCCTGATAATATGACTAAAGGAACAAATAGAATTACAGGCAATGTTAAAGCTGGAAGAAAAACAAGCATTGTGAATCATTTATTTAATCCTACATTTATAACATACACTTATGCTGATTTAGAACATGGTATTCCTTTGTATACTAGAACTAGAGGTACTACTGCTGGTGATTTAGCTTGTTGGTCAGGAATTATTGGAATGAGAGATGTAGTCGGTAATAGATTTCCAACTGCAGACCCAAAGAAAACAGAAATTAGAAGAAAAACAGAAGAGGGCCGTTCAATGGTTGGTGAAACCATTAGAGCAATAGACATTCTAGAAAGAAAAGGTGAAAAATTTACTGGTGATATGCCTCCTCCTCAATGGATGGATGAATTTAAAAGCATAGCAGAAATGGAAGATTGGCTACAGGAAAACTATCCTGAATATCAAAAATGGTTAGTTGAAAATTTACATCAGCCTATAGAAGCAGAAGGGTTTTTATATGATTTAAATATATCAAAAGATAGAGCGGCCTTTGTTAAGAGAGTAGAAATTCTAATTAAAAAAGAATATCCAGATTTATTTGATAAAGTATTAGATGATGCTGTTCAAATTGATAATGATAAATGGCAAATTGTAGTGTTAGCTAATAAAGGTATGATTCCTCATATGGTAAAAAGAGGATTTATTCCATTAGAAAAAAATGATGCTTTTAATAGAATTATTAATTCTAGCAAAACTTCTAATTTTGTGAAAGAAGCACTAAAAAATGTTAAATCAGATGGCGGTAAAATATCTGAAAAAAGTGCATATTATATTAGACTCCCCAATGGAACTACTTTAGACGAATGGGAAGCAACAAAAGAAAAGTGGATGGACACTTTAACAAACGAATATACAGGAGTTAATCCCATGTTTGATGATATAAAGAAAGAAGATAAGAAAAAATGGTATGATATTTTAAAAGCACCAGAATATGAAGACAGAGATGAAGAGGAACAAAAAGATTCCGGTAGTGCTAAAAGGCCTAAAGTACCAGAAAAAGTAGGCAGTTTAGAGGAGAGAGAATTAGGAAGAGGAGAAGTCTTTGATGATGATTGGAAGACTGAAACTGGTATAGATACTATTACAGGTAAAAGAAAAGATGCTACTGGTGTAGAAAGAGATAGAGGTTATACTGGCACAGATTCTTTATGTTGCACTAAATTAAAAGAAATATTAAAATGGTACATTGAAAAAGCAAGGCCAGGTATATCTAAGGGTGTAGTAGATAAATATTTAGAATGTCATCAAATAGAAGCTGATGTTCCTACTGAACAATATCTTGTTATAATGGGTGGTGGAAATGAGCATGGTGTTGAAGATGAAGAATTATTTAAAATTGATGTAACAGAAACATCAATATTCCACAGATGGGCAGGAGAAGGCCCTATTTTACCTAAAGAGATATGGGAAGATAAAAAAGGAGGTTTTGGTGCTCCTCCAACTGACGGTGCTTCAATTAGACAATGGTGGGATTGGTGTATTAAAGAACAAGTTAAACATTCACCCACAACCCCAAGAAGAATAGGCGAAAGGGGAACAGTAGAAATTGATGGTGAAGAACATTCATTATCAACTGCAGAAAGATTTGATGATATTGAATTAACACCAGCAGAAAAAAGAAGGTTGAGAAAAGAAGCAATTGCTGTATGGATAGGTAAAGGTAATAAAAATCCTGAAAGGTCAAGATTAGAACAAAGTAAAATGGCGCAATCGGAGCCTGAATTATATGCAATGTTTATGGGAACATCTTTAATATCTGATACCGGAAAATTAACTCTTGCAGAAATGAAAGCAAATACAAAAATGAGAGAAAGGCTTTGGGATTATGAAGATGAAGTAAGCAGAGTAATAGCTGACAAGAAAGGAACACAGTTTAAGCCAATAGACAGAGGACATGATAAAATAGACGCAGATTGGGGATTAGAAGACTATGAATTTTCTGCAACTGGAACCTATAAAGAAATGATTTTATGGATAGAAGAAGGAGAACCCAACTGTAAGACACTATTAGATATTATGGAAGAAAGGGATTGGATGAGAAAAGTTGAAGTAAAAGATTGGAGGAAAGATGACCCTCCTAATGAAGTAATAGGCGTTCCTATGTTAGAACATAACGATAACTTTATTCCAGGCCCAGAAATAATTAAGTATTTTATTAAGGTGTTTGGTAGATGAGGGCTTGGTTTGATATTATTAAAGTTGCAACAGCAGTTACTACGGGTTCAACATATGGTGGAGAATCAAATGAAGCAACGGATGCATTGTTTAATATAAGTTATGGAGAAGGCTTAGAGGAAAAAGATTGGGAGGAATGGATGCGTGGTAAAGAAACCAACAAAGAAAAAGGCAAATAGACCAATTAAAGCTAAGGGCAGTTCTGCTGTTCAAGAGTTTGATTATTCTAAGTTTCAAACAATGTTTGATGCTTGGAAACAACAGTGTGGTGCTAGTGGTGCTAAAATAGGAATGACTTCTGGTGCTTCATTATTAGATGTTATTAAGCAACATGGTATTGCAGCCAGACCTTATACTAAAGATAAATTAAACAGAGAGGAGGGTGCTGTAACAATAGTTGAATTGCTAGAAGAGTGGGATAATGACGCTACAATTCTAGAAGAAGTAGATGTTTTAGCATTAGATAAAGTAATTTCTAAATTAGATAAACTTAGAGATAGTAAAGCAGACCCTAGAAATATTAAATTCACAGTTCCTATTCCTGGTGAAGTAGATGAAGATACAGGAGATTATGATGAAGACGATACAACGATAGTATATGGACATTATAGAACTCCTGATTATATTAAATATAGAAATATATTAGCTGATATTCCAGGTTCAAAAGTAAATAAAGAAACTGTAGAGGCGGCTAAATCTCATTGGTATGAAGAAGGTAGTAATGGTAAAAATACAGCTAAACCCCCAATGTGGCAAGCACTGTTTGCTACAGGAGATGGTGATATAGTTTCAACAGGGTTATTTAAAATATGTCAAGAAGCTAAAAAATTAATTAAAGATGTTAAAATAACTAATCTAAAATTAAAGGTAGACGATGATAATTTAGGATTATTAGCAAAAGATTTATTTGAAATTCCATCTGTTAAACGATGGTTACTTCAACAAGTAGGAACTCAGACAACAATAGGCCCAGGAATAGACCCTAAAACAAAACATTGGAGAGATAGACCAATGCATAGAGAAATAAGTTCCCAAAAATTTGGGGTAAAGGGTTTAGCACAAACAGATTTTATTAAAGAAGCAGCTGATTTTGATAAATATGTAGGAACAATTGAAACATTTCAATTAGATATTACAAGAAGACAAGTTAGAAAATTAGCAACATTAACTGGTATTTGTAAAAAATATCCCGGTAGAGATGTAGTATATCATATAAGTAAAGATGCTGTTAAGAAAAAGAAAAAGAAGAAAAAGACAAAGGGAGTTAAAAAATCATGGCAAGAAATAATTGGAAACTAATATTAAAAGATGAAGTTTCTAATGAAACTAGAACAATGAAAATATATTCTGAGGTTAAAAGAAGATTTCCTCACCTTTGGGAAGAAGCACAGCAGTTGACTGGAACTGGAGAAGTAGCAACATTAGATTCAATAGTTTTAAGGACAATAAGAGAAAACTTAGATAAACATAACATTGTAGAACTAGCTAAAATTGCAGGTGAAAACTATATTTTGAGGGATTATTAATGGGTTGGTTTGATTTAGTTAAATCACAAGAGTCTTTAGCAAAATGGTGGACTGATTGTATGAGACGCGGATATTTTATAGATATGATTTATATGGATGACCCAAAGTTTCCTAAAGGAAGACCTTGGTATATAAATGCACGAACTGGAAGATATAGAATTTTTCCTCAACAAAATGAAACTGATTGGTCAATAGAACAAGAAAAGGCAGGAACTCCTAAAAGCAAGGATAATCCCTATTATGCTCCAAGAGACAACCCTGATGAATATGCTGACTTTATGGTAAACGACCAAAATAATTTAATATTTTTAGATGGAAATTTAAATTTTTGGTATCCTATCTTACAGCGGTATTATGACTTTGTAAATGATAGATAGAAGGAGAAAATAGAATGATTAAAAGAAAAAGATGTAAAATGTGTAATCACGAAAATCGTGAAGAAATAGAAGTTCAATTGGAAACAATGACTATAACTGCTGATGCAGTAGATAGGGAAAATAATTGGCCTAGTGGAACTACTGCTAGACACCAAAGAAATCATATGGGCGACTATTATGATGCTTCAAACCCTAGATGTAAGATATGCACACATGAGTTAAGACCTTTAATTGAAGAGCAATTGAGTGAAGGTGATGTGACTCCAGATTTAATTGCTAGAATGGCTGATTGCACAGAAGAACAGGTAAAGCGGCACATGAGGAAACATTTACAGCCGCTAGTGCAGAAGTCGGCGGCAAACATTATAGCCGTAAAGGAAGTGGATGAAGTTGAGTCTTTGACTAAGATACTCAACAGGTTAGAAGAAAAGTTAGACATATTATTCGACCAAGATGAAATGCATCCTAAATATGTTGATAGTTTAACGAAACTAGCTAAAGAAGTAAGAGAAAGTTTAAGGTATTTATTAGAATTTAAAGGAAAGTTAGTTCACAAGAGACAAGATACTATTATTGTAGCACAAATGCAAGTAGTTCAAGAAGTATTAGCACAAAATCATCCTCAAGTTTGGCTAGATGTTAAAGCAAAGATGGAGGAGAAATTACAATGAGTTGGAAAGATATACTAAAAGAATATGGAATACCATCAGAACATAGGAAGAAAACGCCTTATATTAAAGATGGGTTTCCGCATTGTTGTGGAAAAGAAATGGAATTTGTAGAAGGTAAAGACGGTGACGGACATCGTTGTGTTGTATGTGGGGGGAAAATATGAGTTGGGAAGTTATACTAAAAGATACTAGAAGTAAACTTAAGGAAATGTTCAGTCAGGATGAAGATATAGTAGAAAGATATGATTCATCACCTGATGAAGCAAAAGAAATGATAGACACACTAATTCGACGGGCTGAACACAATAGGGGGCAATGGTCTACAAAACCTGGAAGTTATGGAAGTAATAGAATACTAAATATAAAAAAGACTATTTACTCTATACTTGGATTAGCGGATTGAATAAAATGAGTTGGGAAGAGGTAATAAAAGACAATAAGGAACTGGTTAATGCCATTCAAAAATTTGTAGATGACATAACAGAACCACACTTAGCCATGATTAAGGTTTGGTCTGAACTTAAGAAGAACATACCTGAAGAAGAAATGCCTAGATATGAGGAATTAATGGAACAATTTGGACACACAATATTAGAAGCAGGTAAAATGGCCGGAGATTTAGTACACGCTTACAACGCACATAATAGATTTAGTGAGGACTTCCGATGAATTGGGAAGAAATACTTAAAAAGAAGAAAAAGGTTGGCGATAAACGCTTTGGCCGAAAAAATACTAAATTAGACAGAAGGCTATATAATAAGCGTAAGGCTAAGAAAGAAATTGAGGAAGAATTACAATGATTCAATATATAGTAACTCACCCTAGAAATAAAATATCAAGTGGTGTATTGAGTTATATATTAAGTAATAGTAGGTGAATAAAATGAATTGGTTTGACATAATTAAAGGGAAATATATATCCCGCAAGGTACTTAGAGAAATTAAAGAAGCTATAGAAAGTGTTGATGGAGTTACTATTGATAGTCTTACATTTAGTAAAAAAACACAACATTTAAAATATAAACTCACTTATGATGGGCCGGACACACCTACTAATAAACCAGTTAAATTTGTATTAACAACAGGTGGTAGAAATCTAGGAAGAATAGGTGGTATTCGCGCTAAGATAAGGCAAAACATACGCGTAGCCTTAGAAAGAAAAGACACATTCATTACGGAGTGGTAATATGACTTGGAAAAGTATTTTAAAAGAAGATAAAGGTTTAGGAGACACAGTAGAAAGAATAACTACTAAAACAGGAATTAAAAAAGCTGTAGATTATGTATCAGAAAAAACAGGAAAGGATTGTGGTTGCTCCGCAAGAAAAGAATATCTAAATGAGAGGTTTAATTATGGAAATTAAAAAGAAAGACTATACTAGAATATATGACTTGATTTTAGCAGAACTAGAAGAAAAGGGATATCATGAAATGGTTTCATATTTAGAAGAAAATCCCCCTAAGAAAAATACCAATTTAGCTTTAGGAGGAAATAAATTATACAGTATAGATTTAGCTCATGGTTTGGTTGAAGCTAAAGAACAAGCAGGCCCTCAATTATCTAGATTAGATTTAACTAAATTAGATTCTCTTGCAGGGCAAGGCAACCTTAAAGTGCTTATAAATAACATAGAATCTAAATGGTTTAAAACCTTAAAGGCTATGGGAGGAAATCAAGCAACTCGAACAATACAAATTTATGATATAAATTTAGATGATTTAGAAGAGGGAGATAATGACCCAGAAGATAATTGCCAATGTTGGGCTGATAATGATTGTGAACATATAGCAACATGGAAAAACCCAAATACTGGCGTACAGTTATGTGATATTCACTTTAATGAAGAGGTTGATAAAAGCAGTGGAGAACACGGCTTTCAACCTTGGGATTGTGAAACAGATGAATACTACAAGTATAGAGAAGATTTAGGATGAATTAAGATGGATTGGTTTGAAAGAATTAGAAAAGCACCGCCCCCGTATTACGGGAATGAAAGTAAATATTATTATTTACAAATAAAAGATGTTCCGGGTTTAGAATATTTATTTGACCCTAGTAGATTCCCAATGGGAGAAAAACTACATAGGGATTTACAACCTAAAGCACATTTTATAGATAGTAATAGATGGAGACCAAGTATTAGTAATAGAAGGGCAGCAATAATGATGGTAACTATTTTAGATTTAAAGGCTGAAAGACCAATTTTTGATTGGGCATTAGGTAGATTACAAACAGCAGGAGGACAAGAACCGCCTGCTGATGAAACCGAATTAGCTGCTGGAAAGAAGGCATATAATCTAAAACCCCATGAAGTAGGTATTCAACTTATTTATAGAGATAGTAGAATGAAGGGAGGATACTTAATGAATTTAAGCATACATATTCCAAAAGATAATGAGTTTGATATGTATGTTAATAGGCTATTTACACATGATGCCGATACAACAGATTACATGTTAACAAATGGTGAAGCTGCAGCACTACTTATTATGACACAAATGGTTGATGAAAGAAGTAAGCAATCTTCTAAAGAACAACAGAAATTATTTGAAGAGTTTGGTTTGGGAGCATTAAGTAGAGATACTGATAGCAAATATATTAAATCATTAGTTGATAAAGGGTTACTTAGAAGGGAACCACACCATAGGACACCAAGCATGAGAAATTATCCTAGACCAACACCTAAAGGTAGAGCAGTATCTAACCAGTTTGAAATGACTAGAAATAAATTTCATAGTGACTTTAAAGCAGAAGTTAAATCTAAGCCTGATGAAGAATTTACAATGTTTGATGAATCTGGTTTACATGGACACGACTTAGGATTTGGAGAAGACTTTGCGTGAAGTGATTAAATGAGTTGGACTGTTTTACTTAAGGCATTGCCTGACCCTGCTTCTTTATCGGGGTTTCTTGATAGTGAAGAAGGTTTAACTCATTTAATCACACAAGCAAAAGGTGAAGATAAAAAAAACATTATTAGAACTAGAAATAAAGCCAAAACATTATCAGAGGGAAAAGACATTCCATCAGGATTAACGGTTGAAAATGTTCAAGAAAATGCTACTAAATTAGTAAAAGAATTAAATGCAATTATTAAAGAGATGAATAAAAAATCTCAATCAGGTTATTCTTTGGAAAATAAATTAAATAGTATTATTGAAGAAGAAGATAGAGAGGGATTAATGGAATTTATAGGTAATTCTCCTGTTAATAAATGGCCTAATAAAACTAGAATAAATAAAACTAATCTATTAAATAAAAATAAAAAGGCAATTTTAAATTTTATAGATATAAAAGATAAAGAGATATTTCATTTTAAAACTGAAGATTTTTCTCTAACTGCTAAAAAACCAATAAACGATGAAAATTGGGATAATAAAATTAATTCAATTAAATCTAAATTAGAAAACACAGAAGTTAATATAGAAGGTACTGATGATATAACTATTACTTTTCCTAAAATAACAAGTTGGCCTGACATGAAAGAAGTGTTAGATGCTACACACATGAGAGCATCTGGAAAAGGAAAGTCTAAAGCATCAGAAAAAGAAGATTATATTTTGTTTGAAAAGAGTGGAAAATTTATTAAATCTCCTTTATTAGAATTATATATTAAACCTGACACAACTCAAAAAGTAAAAGATAGAGTTAGAGATGCAGAGATTAAAAACTATACAAACACCACAGAAACAAAAGAACATGCATTAAAGTATTTACAATTGTTAACAACTTCTAGCTTTAGAAAAGAATCTATTTTTATACCTGTGCCTAAAATACAACAAGGAAGTAAGAAAGTTGTAAAGAATGTAAAAATACAATTATTAGGTAGTGCCTTAAGACCAAGACTTTCTGCTTCCTTAGCAGCAGTAATAAAAACTCAAGATTTTAATTTAGAAAAATTAATGCAGGAAGGTTCTATTGCAACCGATGTTAAATACTTTGGCCCAAGACTTAGAGCAATACTAACATCTACTGAAGATGTTAAAATTGGTAATGTAACAGCAAAAGAAATACAAGTATTAAAAGATAAGTATAAGGATAGTAATGAGGAACTTCCAATATTTTATAAGCGGTTAGATAATAAGGAACAAAGAATATTTAAAGAAATAAATAAAACATTAATTGGAGCTAGACCAAACCTATTTAGCTTAGAAGAAAAAGAAATGTTTGAAGAATTAGCAGGACAAAATCCTAGAGCAGTTTCTCGAAAATTATCAGAATATTATAATACAGAAGTATCTACTAGATTGTCTAGATTAGTAGAAAAAATAATGCGAACAGAAGAACCCTTTAGTGAAATAGAAGGCGCATATAAATTTGACGAAAAGAAAATTAAAGGCGTAAAATATGATGACTTAAGGGAATTAGTTTATGAGCTTAAATTACTTAGACAGAGTTTAACTGGAGAAGTAGAAGAAAGTATAGAGATTGATTTAAAGGATAGTTTAAAACTATATACTAAAGGATTTAAAGTAAATGAAACAGGTGGTGCTAAACCAGCAGACATGATTCACTTTTTATATGTATTAGATTTATATTATGGTAGAACTGGTTTTAAATCTGTAGCTAAAAGGTTTAAAAATGGAGAGGCGGAAATAGAAGAATTATTAGAATCTGCCGAGCAAAACTATAATGCTATTATAGATGGGTTTGTAGAACAAGTTAAACTTAAAATAGATGATATTTTAGAAAATAAAGAAACATATCAAAGTGCTACAACTTATTTAGAAGGAACGAAAAAGGATTCAAAAAGAACAGGTTATAGAACTTATATATTATTTGATAAATTAGAAGAGCAAGGTTTAATTCAATCAATAACGGAAACAACGGTGAAAGAATGAGTGATGCATTAGTAAATGATTATATTGGCTTAACATGGTCACAGTTTGCTGATAGGCATGACTCAAAGGATTTAGATTCTTTTGTTGATAATATAGATGAAACAGAATTTAAAGAAAAGCATTTATATCATGGGCATGTTGAAGGATTAACTAAAGTAGAAAATAAAGAATCAATGTTACAACAAATTAGAGATTCTTTAAAAGATAAAGAATTTTCTGATGAGTACATTGTTAGTTATATTCAAGCATTAGATAAAGTAAGGCCAGATGACCTAATCGTTAGAAATTTAAAAGAAGAAGTATTACCATATTTTAGATATAATAATTCTACTATAGAAACAACAGATTTAAAAGCTGAACTTGATGCTCAAAATTTAACTACTACGAGTGTAGATAAAGAAACTAGAAAAGGACTAATGGAACAAATTAAATTATATATTAGTCAAAACACTATTTATAATAAGGGACTTCAATCATTACTAACCGAATTAGAGTCAGAAACTACTAGCAGAAGTTCCACAAAAATTAATAGAAGAATTAGTTCTATTACTCATATTGACCCTAATAATAGAAAACATCGGGGAGAGGTATATGATTTCTATGAAGAAAGATTCTCTTTGTATTTAGATTTAAAAAATAAAATAAAAGAAGTATTAACTTTATGGGATAAAGTAGAAGAACATATCACAGAAGAAATGGATAAACAAGGCAAAGAAACTGGAAGACAGATTTCTCAATATAAGTCTTTAGATAGTGAATCTACTATAGAAGAGTTAGATGCAGAATTAGAAAAACTACAAACAGTATATAATAAAATGGATGATGATTTAAACTATATAATAAAACTACCATTAATATCTTTTGATGTTAACCCAAATAGAGATAGAAGCGTAAGTGAAAATGTAAGAGGGCTAATGCTAGAAAAGCTATCTATTCTTTTAGATAAAGAATATGTAGAAAGAATTGAAGACGATTATGTTGATGAAGAGTTTGAATATGATGAGCCTGTTTATGAACAATACTCTGAAGAAGGAGAGGATAAAGATACTCAGCCTCAAGCAGATATTAGACCAGAAGATAAAACAGAAGAACAAGTGGATATGGAACGAGTCTTGCAAGAAGCAGAGCCTATCACTGCTTTAATTGATGTTGACCCATTATTTGTTATTGCTTCTGAACAGGGAATATTAAAGAAGAAATATAGTGTTGCGTCATGGACTAGTACAAAAAAAGAAATTCAAGGAAGACTAAAAGATGCTGAATTAAATAATCCAGGAGTAGCTCCTATATATAAATTAATACTAGATGAACATGAAGAATACAAAGAACAGGCGTATGATGAAGATGATGGAAGAGACTCTTTTTATATTCCAATAACAGGACAGGTTTTAGCAACACTATCTAAATATACTGATATAAAAATTGATATAACTAAATTAGAAGAACTCCATGAAGAATTAGTAAGGGCTATTTTATATTTATTAGAAGAACCATTAGACGCTTCTACATATCCTATACATTTAGAATTAGAAGATATGGCCCCAGGAAAAGAAAGCATGGGTGACCGTAGATTGCCTGGAACTAATCAACAAAGAGCTAGAGATGCAATGTTAGATAAGTTTAATTTGTTTAGCAGAGTTAAAGTAGGAAACAAAGGGAAAAGAAGAGAAGCAAAATCATTCGGTAAATTTGCAGACACTTTAATGGAGTTATTTGAAATCGCAGACAAATATTATGGAGACCCTATTAGAGAATTAATGATTCCGTATAAAACAGTTCCTAAATACTTAGATGCAGATACTTTAAGCCCATTAATTAATCACGGCCCTGAAAATGTTGGACAGTTAGCTTTAGGATTATATAGAGACTATTTTATTGCGTTTGTTACCCCAAGAGATTTAACAAGATTGACTGACTATTTAGTTACTAGTAATAGTGCAAGAAAATCAGTTGATGACTTAGAGAAAAAATCGAATGCTGTTTTAGATGTTTTAAGTAATATTGTTCCTAGTAATCAAGAAAATGATATTAGATGGTTTGCTAATGAACTTAAAGAACAAGCCAAAAGAGATAGCAGTTTTAATATTGAAGGAGTTAGATTAAAAAATAGAAGAATAGAGGAGTTAGATTATAAACGGTCTAAACATAAAACTTCATATCACAATGTTATATGGTTAATTTATAAATTTAAAGACCAGTTTTTAAAGAACCCTTACACAAAAGAAACTATGGAAGATTTTATTATAGCATATAAAAACCAATCTGACATGAAATATGCTTCTTATATTCAAACGAATGTTTTAGAGGCACATGATGAAATTAGAAAAATGTTAGGTAAACCAATTTATTATAACACCTGTCAAACAGATAATTTCGATAATATAGGTGATACTATAGACATTATTAAAGAAGACTATAATATAGAATTAGTTAGTACAGATATTATTGGAATTGTAAATGAGTTTGATACAATGAAAACATTAGCTAAAAAATATGGAACAAAAGAAGATGTAATTTATCATATAAAAGCATTATATAGGTGAGATTAATGAGCAATATAAATAAAACAGATGAAAAAAGATATCAAGAGTTAGCTACTAAAGTAGCTACACACATGTGTAGAAATCATGCAGGAATGGCATTTGATAAATTGGATACTCTTGTTATGTTAACTATTAGTACATATAATGCTTTAGGATATACTGATATTAATAATCTTAGACAACAATTAATTAATCTTGGAAAGGAAGTTGTGTTTGATATTTATGATGAATTATTAGCTGACGATGAAGACTTTATGGAAGTGTTGGTTGAAGAATTAGGTTTAGCTATTAGTGATATTGATTTTGAAGAAGCACTTACCCCAATTAGACAAAAATATTTAGAATTAGTAGATGTTAGATTAAAAGAGTTTTATGAGGATTAATATGAGATGGTGGAAAGAATTAAACAGAGGAGCCATGAATAGATTTGTACATCAAGGGCCAAACATTGCAATGGGATGGAATATAGATAGTCGTATAAAATGTCAACATTGTTGGAGACCAGCAGTAATACAATGTAATAAATGTAATCAAATATTATGTAATCAACATTTAAATAGACAATGTAGGAGGGTTTAATATGAATGAATGGAAAGATGTAATTAAAAGAAGAAGAAAAAGGCGTAAATCACCTGAACCATTTAATCCTTTTACTGGAGAAGGAACTAAAGAATCTAAACCAGAAACAGAAGCAGAATGGAGAGCAGAAGTATCTTCTGAGGAAAAACAAAAGCGTGAAGAAAGATTAGAAAAAATTAAAGACTCTCGTAAAAAGCATATAAGAGCTAAAACAGTATCAAGATTTAAAGGAGGTACTGGAAAACCTTCAGCCACTGGTGGAATATCTAGAGACTTAACTCCAACAACTAAATGTGCAATGTGTGGTAGAGGATTAACTATAGCTGCCGAAAAAGATAGAGTTAAATCATATAAAAGAAAAACCACAAAGGATGCAAAAGAGGAAACTAAAAGATTAACATATTGTTATACTTGTGCTAAAGAAATTGGACTGGATAAGTTTGAAGTGTTTGATAGACCCAATACACATGAAATAGCAGATGCAATGAAGATTAGAAGAGAATCAATTAAAAGGAAAAAGAAAAAGGAGGAAGATAAATGAAGTGGTGGGATATTATTAAGTTTTGTGGGAATCCTGAAAGAGAGCCTTTTCATCCAAATGACCCTCCTATAGAACCAAATAAACCATATGCAGAAAAAGAGAAATCTGATAATGTAGATAAAGCTAGTCTTATTCCAAAACCAAGATTACCTATTAAACCAATGCAAAAAGAACTATTGGAAATTTTAGGTGACGAAGAACACCCAGAAAATGAAAAATTATGGAAAACCTATGAAGATAAAATAAGTAAAAGTGCTTGGTTTAATAAATGGGCACAAGACATGAAAGAAAAATTTAAAAGAAAAATATTAAGGAGGCCAAGAGATAGATGAAACAATGGTTAATTAGAAAACTAATTGCATTTATGGGTAATGCTTATGTTTGGTTAGATAAAAGGCAAACTCATGAATTAGGCCCAATCCTTGGATTAAAAATAGATGATGATTTTGAAGCCATGTCAAGATATGAATTGTGTTGTCACATCGAAGATAAGTTTGATTTGAAGAGAGACTCATTTTGGTTACTACAGTCTACACAGAAAATTAGATGGTGTTGCCAAACGGCTAGAAATATATTAGAGGAAGAAAAATAAATTGGTTGGTATGTTAAAATACATGACAGGAAGGAAAGAAAATGACATGGAAAGATATAATTGCAGAAGCGGAAAGAAGCGGTGATTGGAAAGCAAGACACACAAATGTTGGAAAAATTGCTAAGGATTTGGATGAGTCAATACAAGCCGTTGAATTAAATGATGGGCATTGGCGTAAGATTAAAGAGATTGTTTCTTTGAAAGAGGGCTATTCAGTCAATAGGACACAACAAAAATTAATAAAGGCCAATATTGACTATCATCAAAAATTATTCAAAGAAATATTAGAGGAATTATGGTAATATTCAAAATGAAAGAGAGGATATGGGAAATAGATTGGGACTATTGGGAAGCGCAAATTGAAGGCTATAATGCTTTAAAAAAGAAAAAGAAACTTTGGCGCGACCATAAAAATGAGAATAAAGAAATTGTAGATTCAATTTATGAATGGTTTTGGAATGGTGAGGAAGAATGAGTTGGAATAATATATTAAAAGCTGATGCTTGTGTTTCAGAAACAAAAGAAGTTTTTCATGATTTCTTACAAAAATTAGGCGCAAATAATGAATTATTAGAAGGGCTGAAAAATGCTAACGGTGAAGAATTAAGAGAAATGATTGAAGATATTATGAGAACTTCTAAACATGATTCACATAAGCAAGTTTGTAAGAAATTACTACGCAGTTGGGATATATGTATTTTAGAAGCAGAAAGAGGAACTCGTAATGAATATCCTTATACTGGTGATTGGCAAACTAAACTTGCCTCTGATGTTTCAAAATCATTAAAACGCACTGAATTACATCCTATTTTTATAGAGTATTTAAGCAATAATTTAACGGAACCCAGAACCTCTAGAGAAATTAATGACATGTTATTTACAGCACTTGATTTAGAAAATCAAAGAAGGATTGAAAATAAAGGGGGGCAATGGAAAGTTGAACCTGGAAAAATACATTTAACAGAGAATCATAGAAAATTAAGCAATAGAATTATTCCTGAAAGAAATACTTTACCACTGATATTAAACCGTCATCCCAATATAGTAAATCTAGGTGGTAAAGGAAATCGAAAACAGTTTGTATGGAGGGATTAAATGGAACTAGAAAATTTAGACTTTACTCATGCAATGGATATGGAATTATCTAAACATTCATTTCCATATTTTTTTCAAAATGTATTAAAAATGATGTATCCAGAATATATGAAAGAATGGCTAGAGTTAATGGAAGGAACAGATAGAACTGTTATTGTTTGTTCAAGAGACCACGGAAAATCTGTATTTATGCATTCTTGGGTAGTTTGGAATTTAATATTTCAAGAACCTCCATTTCAAATGCTATATATCTCATCTAACCAAAAACAGACTATGGTACACATGAGAGAAATAGATAGAATGTTTAACCTTCCACAATTAAAACAATTTAAACCCTCAAGAGGTTGGGCTATTGGAAACATTACATTAACCAATGGTAACTCTGTTCTTGAAAGGTCAGTAGGTTCTCAGATTAGAGGACTTCACCCCCAAGAAATTATTATTGATGACCCTTTGAAAGAATTTAGTTTAGCTGCTATACAAAGAGTAACAGATTGGTTCTTTGGTGACATGATTCCAACTTTGCACCATACAGCAAATCTAAGAATGATAGGAACTCCTTTTACATATACTGATATTTTTGCTCAATTAGAAGAAAATGAGGCATATACTGTTAGAAAATACCCGTGTTTTAATTCATTAGATGAACCCCTTTGGCCAGCAAGATGGGATTATGAAGCTTTAATGCAAAGAAAAGCAGAAATTGGGTCATTAAAGTTTACAAGAGAGTATTTATGTATTCCAGTATCTACAGGAACTGCTTTATTTGGACAAGAACATCTAGAAAATGCTAAAAATAAAGATTTTATTCTAAAATTAGGACATAGAAAGGATAAAGGATATAAATATTATGTTGGAGTTGACCCAGCAATCTCTACTGATGGAGATTATAATGTAATTATGGTATTAGAAGTAGATGATGAGATGAATAAGACGATTGTTCATGTTGATAGGTCTAAAAATGTGAAATTTAGAGAAAATATTGAAAAATTACGCTTAATTGGACAAGTGTTTCAACCAGACACTATCCTTTATGAAACAAATACCTTCGCTAAAGCCTTTACACAAGAATTAAGGGCTGTTTCAGACTTAAATGTTAGAGATTTTGATACAACTAGAAGAAAGAAACAAGAAATTATATTAAACTTACAAATGAACTTTGAAAATAAAAAAATTAATCTTCCTTATGGTGATAATAATAGTAGAAAGATGACTTCTATGCTCATTGAAGAATTATCTATGTTCTCAATAACCGATTCGGGAAGGTTTGAAGGTGTAGGGGCGCACGATGATTTGGTAATGGCCCTTGCATTAGCAAATGCGGCCACACAGACCGCCTCCGAAGCATTCATACTACTTGATGACATGGAAATCTTTGGAGAGCCACAGAACGCGCCTATTGGCCCAAAACAGGGTCTTTTAGGACTGAATTTTTAGGACAGGTGAACATTATGGCGAAAAGGTCTGAACAACTTCAAGAACTGACCAATAGACAAAAAGAAATAGAGGATATCGAAGAAAATATGAGTCGAATAGAAGACGATATGAAAACGGCATGGCTAGAACAGCAGCCTATTCGCAGCCATGAAGATATTGTAAAGGATTATGCTGATATTGCAAATATTAATCTTACTAGTGCAAAGGAATCTTTATCAGAATACCCAAAAAAGTATGAAATAGAAGGTAAGGATGTACCAACTCTAATTAAAGACATGAGAAAATATAGAAGGACTCTTAAGGGCGAAACTAAGGTAGCCTTTACTAATTCTATAGATAATTTAATTAAAGCTTATGCAGATTATTTAAACGATTGCATAGATAGTATCTATTGGGTTAAAAAGTATAAATACCCACTTAAACAGATGAACTATAATGAAGACAAGTTAGTAAAATTAAACTCTATTACTAAAGAAGAAGACAGAAGAGAAATAATAGACTGCCTTTGTAAATATTGGGAAGCAGAACAAAATAGAAGAGGTTTAAATTATAATAAAGAATATTCAAGACTAACTAAAGAGATGAAGACCCATAAAAAACAATTCACCAATTTAATTAAACAAACCCCTATAAGTAGTTCGCCAAAGGACACTATTAGGAAGGCCATCCTTGATTCTGTTTGTAATAATCCGGGCATCTCTTCTAGACAAATACATGAATCATTACCACAGAAATTATATGATAGGAGTTCACCAAATATTATAGCAAAACTTGCAAAGGAACAAAATATAACAAATGTTGATGGGGCCTACTATAAAATAAACGATGATATTAAAAAGAACATTTGGGCTTATACTGCAGCATTTATTGATTCTGATGGTTATATAACAATGGACAAAAATCATAATCCAAGAGTTGGTTTAGTAGCAACAGGAGATAGAGGAAAGGCTTTCATGTTAGAAATGCATAAATCACTAGGAATGGGTAGATTACACTTAGACCAAAAATCACCACAAGACACTAGATTAATAAATAGACTTAACTTTTATTCTGGCCCAGAAATTAAAAAATTATTAACCAAATGTTTACCACATTTTAAATTAAAGAAAAACAATGCAAATACTTTATTAGAACTTATAAAAATAAAGAAATATGATAAGAAAAAAGATTGGTATTCTGTCAGAAAAGATGAATTATTTAAATTGATGAAATATTATAATCATAGTGATAATGCTAAATTTGATTGGGCTGCTTGGGATATTGATATAGATTCAATTAATAAACTTGAAGAAAATAGTAAAATGGGAATTTGAAAGCAATGTTAATTTCATTAATTAAAAGATTAGCAGAAACATATCTAAATTGGTGGATATATATTTATATGGAGGCATAGTATGGCAGAAGAAAAAAGAAGATTTAGTTTAGGTAATTTGTTTAGGAGAAACACTCCTACACCAAAAGACCCTAAAATATTTAATCCAGGAATACAAGAAAAATCTACAGATTACATGATTACATCTCCTGTTATATATCATGTAGCACAACAATCAGTTATTGTTAGAACTTGTACAACTCAATTAAAAAATGAAATATTTAGACGGGGTTATGTTTGGAAAGAAAAGTTTGCATATAAATGTAGAGAGTGTGGAAATGAACATAAACAACCAGTAGAAAAATGTAGTGAATGTAATTCTGTTAGTTTAACTAAACCTAATAAAAAACAATTAAATTATGCTGAAAAACTTATGACTGGTTATATAAATAAAGCTGACCAATTATTTATAGATATTTTAAAAGAATTAGAAGATGATTTAAATATTATGGATGATGCATATATTATTTTAAAGAAAGAATATTATTTAGATAATACTGGACAAATTAAAATGCATAAAATTAAAGAAATGTTTAGAGGAGACCCAGTAACTATGTCTATTTATACAGATGAAGATGGTGAAAAAGGCACACATGGATTTACTTGTTTAAATCATAGAGAGCAAATCCATGATGACCCATTCCAAACTTGTGAAGAGTGCAATGCTTCTTTACATCCTGTTTATTATGTAAATAGGTGTAATGGAGAAGAACAACATTATTTAAAAGGAGAGGTATTACATTTTAGTAAATATAATCCTAGTAGATTATATGGTTTATCACCAATACTAACTTTATGGAATCATATTACTACTTTAATTGCTATGGAAAACTATGTAAATTCTTCATACTCTAAAGCTAGAATGCCAAGAGGATTACTTGCTGTTCAGACTAGAAACATTGATTCAATGAAATCCTTTTGGCGAGGCGTTAAAGAGAAGATGGAACAAGACCCACATTTTATTCCTGTAATGGGTATAGAAGCAGAAAACGGTAAAGGTTCTATTGAATGGATTAAGTTTATGGATAGCCTAAAAGAAATGGATTATATATCTGTTAAGGATGATTTGAGAGATAGGATTTCTGCTTTCTATGGAGTAAGTAAAATCTTTATGGCTGATAATACTACTAGCGGTGGATTAAATAATGAAGGTATGCAAATCCTTGTTACTAATAGGGCTGTAGAAATGGCACAAAATATCTGGAATACTTATGTGTTTCCATTTATAATTAAAGAGTTTGGTATAACAGATTGGACTTTAGAATTACCACCATCTGAAGAAGAAGATGAAGTAAAGAATATCAGAAAGAGAGAATTAGAAGTTCAAATAGCTGGCGGAATAAAGAACTTAGGGTTTGAAGTTAATATGGATGATAAAGGACGATTTACATATACAAAAGAAAAACCTGATATGAAAGGCGGTAAAGGCGGGGGCGGAGGACAAGAAGAGTTCCAAAGAGACCCTTATGCTGGCACTAATATAGACCAATCACATTTAGGTGAAATGATGGAACAAGGTCAAAGACCAACACAAGAAGAAGCAGGAGTTCCAGCAAAAGTTAAATCTGAACCACCAAAAACAAGAAATAAACCATCAAGTGTAACTGGCCCTGATAAAAGATTTACAGGATTACCTAAAGAAGCAGGTAATCAGAATGTTGATACAAGAACGGAGAGAAGAATACCATGAATTGGAAAAATGTATTAAAAGCTGAATGGGATGCTAGTGATTCTACACAAGGATTACATGTTACTAAATTTTATATGTTTTTAAAGCGTTGGCTGGCAGAGGAGCATACTGAGAAATTTTTAGAATATTTCTGGTTATATGAAGACTTAGAATCATTTGAGAGAAGAGATGTTAAAAACTCTCTACAAGCTTTAATATCAGATACAGGTAGATGGGGACAACCATCAATGAAATATCCAGGTATAGAAATAATACACATGACTGATGATATGATAGCTCTTACTTTTGATGATGATAAACATATTAAAGAAAGAGATGAATGGGTAAAACAGACTGAAGAATATAAAGTTCATGTAAAGAATACACGAGGTTATACTCCTTGGTGGGTTAAAAAGCCACCACACGATTCGGTAATTCAAAGAGCGTATAATAGATTAATGTCTATAATTAAGAAAAGTAAAAATAAAAAAACATTTACTCAAGCTCTTCGCCCTCCATCGAAGAAAAAGAAGAAGAAGTATGGAATGGGTGCAAGAAGATATACTGGCGGTTTGGGGAAAAGAAAATATAGTAAAGGAGGATATAGTAGATGACAAAAACAGTAAAAGAGTTAGAAAAGGAATTAAAGATAGCAAGAAATGCTGAAAGAAATAGCGTTAAAATAACAAAGAATAAAAACTTTGATTATGTAGGGCCTGACCCAGACTCAGGCACAAAAGAAAGTCCGGCAAGTTCGGAAGTACCAGATTTTATTGGTAAGCCTAAAACTAAAACTAGTAAAAGGCTTCCTGATAGTTTACCCTATTAAGGTGATTAAATGGATTTTTTAGATGGATTACTTATAAGAGATACATCTCTTATATTAAAAGAAGATAGTCCGTCAGTACAAGATAAATTATTAGAAAAGGCTAAAGTGCATCAAAACAAACTTAGGCCATTTACAATGTCTGAAATAAAACAACATTTAGATAATGCAAAAGAAAATGTTACTGGGAATATACAATTAAATAGAACAGAAGCACAACCAGATAAAGATGGCATTATGCCAACAACAACTACAGCAGGTGAAATATTAAAAATAAATGATGCAGTAATAATGTCTGCATTATGGCAAATAAAACCTCATCTAAATAAAGAATTATTTAATAAACTTCAAGAAATATTTAAACCTAGAAAAAAATCTAGTATTAAAATAAAAGGAATATCTACTGATGAGGAGAAAGTATTTGTTAGATTTTTAGATGCAATGGAAAGAGGCGACACGCTTTCTCCTACACTACAAAATGATATGTTTGATTTTGGTTTATTAGATGTTAAGTTTTTATTGTTATTACAAGATGTAGGAACAAAAGGAGAGAGAAAACTTCATAATACTATTTATGATAGACTTGTAAAAATAGAATGGGAAAACAAACAAAAAAAAGTAGTACCGACAGAATTATTTGAAAGGTCTATGCAAAAATTAGAAGAGTTAAGTGGTATTTCTAGACCAGATAAAAATTCAATTATAAGAGAATATAAATTACTAAGAGACCAAAAAAACTTATCTGTTGTTGATATAGCAAGGTTAGTTAATACTAAAAAATATAGGTTTCAAGGACAAACTACTAAAAAGCACTTATCTACAATAACAGATAAACTTAATGAATTATTAAATGATGAGTGGGATAATATATTAAATCTGTTTATGAGGAATATAGAGATTTTAGATGAATCTACTAATGAATCTTTTACTGAAAAAAAATATGGAACTCAAAATTTAGATGATGAGTTAGTAGCAGAATGGAATAGTTTAAAAGATAATAAAAATAATAAAACTAGTTATGAAGAAATTAGGGGGAAAAAATATAAATCTGCTATAAAGAAGTTAGAATTATCTTATAACCGAATAAATAAATATTTTAAAGCAGCTAGAAGATTAACTCAATTATTAGAAGAAAATACCTTTGTTAGTGAAGATATAGATTATTCTTTAATAGAACAAGAAAAAGAATTTCATAATGATTATAAAAATATAAAAGATAACATAGAAGAATATGATAATTATGCTAAGCAAATAAAAGACCAAGAGAAGGCTGCATTACAAAGACAAAAAGAATGGGAAGCCAAGAAAAAAGAAGCTCAAACAACAGATGTAAGAACTGAAAAGATTCCTATTAAAGATAATAAACAGGTTCAACATCAAAGTAAAGCTAATAAATTATCAGAAGAAGAAAAAAAACTTCAAATGCACCGCTCAACTAAAGAGAAATCAATAGATGAGTGGTTAAGCAGAATGGGAGTTCAAAAAGATAAATTAAAAGAAATATTAGAAGAAAGGAGGAAAAAAGAATGAATTGGGAAAAAATATTATTAAAAGCACATAGCCCTATGTTAGATAAAGCTAGTCCAAAACAGAAAAAGAAAGTAAAAAAGATATTACAATCTACTCAACCATCTGAATATATGGGACAAGATTTTACTAAATTAGGAGATTTATTAGATGAATTAAATTCCTTAGATGTAAATAAATCTAAAGCTATGCAAAAGAAAATGGAACTTATGGAAGAAACAAATACTGATTTAGTTGCAAGAGCAGCAGAATTAAGAAAAGACTATGAAACTCTATACCGTCAATTAAGAGGGATGGTATATCCAAAAAGTAAAGGGGATTTAGGAGAGGAAAAAGATGAGTGAAGAAAGCACAGAGAATGAAATGTTACTATTGTTAAAAACATTAGTAAATAAAGTAAATGAATTGGAGAAAGCAGTTTATGATAAAGATAATCTATTAATGAAATCAGGTTATGTTGTTGTTGAAACTCCTTCTCCAATTATTTCTGTTTCTGAAACAGGAACAGATGTAGATGCTATCGCTAAGATGGATTGGGATGATATCGGTAAAATGATGAATAAATTAGAAGGTGGTTATTAATGCCAGAAAAAGTGACAAAAGAAGAAAAGATAGCAGAGTTAATGTTAAAAGCAACAAAAGAAGCCGTTGAAATACTTGGTAATAAGGATGATTTCAATGAAGAAGATTTAACTGGTGAAGATGTTAAATTAAGTAAACCTAAAGCAACTAAAGTTCCTGATGCTAAAGGTAGTGATGAAGAAAAGACTAAGATTAGAGATGAGATTGAGGGATAGTTATGCCGCTTTCTGGTGTCTTTGATAAGAAAAAGGATTCGCTTGCAAAGCGAGTGCTTAACTTTTATGAAGATGTTAGATTTAATTATTTATCTGCAAGAGAAGACCCTAAAGCATACCGTAAAAATTGGCAAAATTCTATAGAAAAAATTAGAGAAGATTTTGACGGCTTAAATGATTTTTCTAGAGAATTAAAGAAATATTTAAATGAAAAATTAGTGTTTGAAAAAGAAGTATTAAATCCTGAATCAGTACAAGCTAAAGAATTATTTGATGAAATTAAAGAATTGCGCTTTAATTCTAAAGAATTAAATGACCCGTTTGCTAAACAATTAGGAGATAAAGTAATAGAAAATCTAATTGCAAAGCCCTCTATATATGCTATGTTTATACACTATGCATTACGCGCACACCCGCATTGCATTAAAGAAGAATCATGGGTGAAAAATGATAGGATGCCCGACACTATTACTGAGGGGGCTATGGGCTTAGACTTAGCAGTGTCAGATATTCCTTTGTATATCATAGAACATTATGGAGATGATTCTACAGAAAACAAAAGAATTAAATCTAAATTTAAATCAGCATTAGAAATACTAAAAGATGTTTATTTAGTAGACAATACTATAGAAAATTGGAAAGAATTAATAGAAATAGATTTAAAGAAAAGTAGTGAAGAAAAAGCAGAAATAGATTTTATAATTCCTAACAAACCCATGTATAGAATATTTGAAATAAATGATATTAAAGAATTAAAAGGATTTAGTGGTGAATGGGTTGTTCAGGAGAAGTTTGATGGGATTAGAATTCAAATTCATAAGCAAGATTCCAATATAAAAATATACACTTATAATAAAAAGGATATAACTGATAAGTGTAAAAAGATTGTTGATAGATTAAAGGCTAAACAGTTTGGTGATGTAATTTTAGATGCTGAACTAATATTATATGATAATGATGAACCTTTACATAGAGCAGACACAATTGCTCATTTGTTTAAAAATAAATATAATGATGCAGAATTAAAGGCTAGAGTATTTGACATTATGCATCATGAAGATAAAAGCGTTTCTGATGACCCCTTAAGAGAAAGAATTAATATATTATTTTATCAATTTGCTCAAAATTCTTCTGATGAATTATCATTCCCTAATAAGAAAAACACTAGAATGGCCGATTCATTAGAAGAAGTCAAAAAATATGGTAAAGAGATAATGGAATCTAGAACTGCTGAAGGGGTAGTTATCAAAGATATAGAATCAACTTATTATATAGGAACTAAGAAAAATCCTAAATGGATTAAGTGGAAAAAATTTGTAGATTTAGATGTTATTGTCTTAGATAAAAAGAAAACTAAATCTAACTTGTATTCTTATTCTGTTGGAATTGGCCCACTTACAGGAGAAGAAGCCAGAGAACATGATGGAACAGAACATGAAGGAAAGACCTATCTAAAGGTTGGTAAAGCATTAAACACTAAAGAAAATGTAGAAATAGGTTCTATTATTAGAGTTAAAGTAGATGAAGTAAAACGAAAAGGTAAAGGCTATAGTTTATTTTCTGCTAAAGTTATTGAAATACCAGAAGTAGAAGCTCCTGAAAAATTAATCACATTAGAATTATTATCAAAAGATAGTAAGAAATCATTGGCTTATGATGTTCAAGATGCTTTATTAAAGTACACTATAACAGATGGCATACATGGTGAGGCAGAAATTATTTTAAAAGGAGACTATGAAGGCTTTACTATTTTTGGTTTTGATGGAGACCCACTAATGGAAAAGAATGCTTTATCAGATATAGATGATTGGAAAGACCAATTAACAGAAATAAATAAAACAAAGTCTTCTGAAGCTAGGGGAGCAATCAAAGAATTTTTGAAAGAGAAAGACCCCAAAGAAGAAGGAGTGCCTCTTTCTGATATATATGAATTTGTAAAGACCCATTCAAAACTTAAAACATATTTAAATGATTTATGGACTAATCAACCAAGAAGATTAAAAAATTGGATGAATGACCAAGATGAATTTGTTGCGTTAGATGGGCAAAAATATACATTTAATTCAAATCATATTTCAAAGAAAAAAGAAACTTCAAATGTAGGCACATTTAAATTAGTAGAAGCGGAAGATGATAATATCAATTTAATTATAAATATTAATGATAAACAGATGGGATGGAATATTGATATAGAAGATACAGAAGACATTTTTAATTTGTTTGGGAAAGCTGGTAAATTTCCAGCCCAAGTAGCAAAGAAAACAATACAGAAGAAACTATTAGATAAAGGTAAAATTGAACTAGGTGTTCAAAAACATGGTTATCATGAATATAGAATAGATGGGGATAAGTTTGATACTAGATTACATTTTAGAGTAGTTCCTGTAAATGAACAAGATAAATGGTTAGTTTGGACAGGATACAAACAAGAGATGTTAGATAAGAAGGAAGATAAAGGTATATGGGATATAACAGAGGATAGGTTTAAAAATTTAACCATGCAAATCCGTGAATAAGCCATACTTCATATAGTAGTCTGAGGAAGTGGGAATGTGTCGCAAGTCGCTATGCTACAAAGTGATTCAGATGGAACATTTGACATATTAAAATCAGATGAATTAGTTATAGGTGGATATGCTTCTATTGAAGTTGTAGATAAACAAAATGATTTAATTACTTTAGATGCATTAGAGGACGCAGTTGTAAAATACATGCAAATAAAGAAATATAGAAATGTAATGTCAAACCATTCAAATGTTCAAGTCGGAGAAGTAATAGAACAATATCGAGACAAAAATGGAACACTACACAAAACAGCAGTAGATGATGTAGGCTTTTATGTTGTAATTAAATTAAGAGATGACATAGAAAAAGCAAAAGAAATTTCAAGAGGGATTAGAAAAGGAACCCTTCGTTCATTTAGTATAGGTGGACAAGCATTATCAAAAAGAAAAAAGACCAATGAAACATTTGGCGAATATAATGAGATAAATAAATTAGAACTCCATGAAGTAACAATTTGTGAAAAAGGAATAAACCCAGAAGCAAAGTTTGACATATTAAAGGAGGAGCGTGATACCATGAGTGAAAAATTGGAAAAGACGCTGGAGGAAATTAATGAGCTAATGAAGCAAGTTAATGACCTTCAGAAAGAAGAACCGGTAGAGGAGGAGAAAGCAGAGTATATGGATACTGATGAAGAATCATCAGCAGAAGGCGAAAAGCTTACTTCAGATACAGATACTCCGGTAGAAGAGGAAGATGAAGAGTTAACCCTCTCCAACTTCGATAGTGAGGCAAAAGGTAGGACTGGGCCAGAGGGCTTTGTAGAAGCAGGTTTAATCGGTGAGGAATCACAAGGAAAGAAACTGCCTCAAGCAGCTCAAGTTGGGCCATTATACAAAGAGTGGAAGAATGAAGAATTTTCCACTTTAGACCTATCTTCTGCCAATGTAGAAAAGGCGTATGAGGCTTTTAAGGCAGAACAGCTAGAAAAGATGGCATACGAATCCTTAAAGAAGCAGTTTGAGACTCGCTTCGTTGAGGAGACATCTGTAAGAAAGGCAGATGTTGCAAGGCGTGAGTATGACGCTAAGAATGAGGTTGAAACACTAAGAGAGGAGTTCGCTACCCTTAGAAAGAGCCTAGAAGACAGGAATGATGCAATTGTTAAGTCACAGACAGTTGAAATCCCAGAAGTAGATGTTTCTGAGATGAGCTGGAATGACATTCATAGCTTTGTTTCAAAATATGAGGAGTGAAAAGAATGGCATATAACTATGTAAAAAGTATGAAAGATTTAGAAGCCGCAACCTACGGAGTTAGGGGCGGAGCAGGTGGTAATACCATGCTTAAGAGCGCAGGTATTGTTGCTGGTTTGCATACAGGTCATGGTGGTACAGAAACACCACAAGGAACTGTTGCAGGTGGCTTATCAAGCCTTTACAATTTAGTATATGGAAAGAAAGTTTGGTCAATGCTAAACCAAGAAGTTAACGCATTGGCTATGCTCGCAAAGAGGCCTTATACCTCTAGCGGGTGGAGAATAATGACAGATAGGCCTGAAGGTGGTTCAGCCTCTACATTTGCAGTATCTGGTGCTAATGCTGGTACTGGTGCAAATGCTCAAGGTGGAGCTACTCCAAGAGTGGACAAGATTGGTGGTGTTGTTGAGAATGCAAGGTTAGGAACAGAAATTCCTGCTATTGCTCCACAATACACTACTCTCTATACAAGCCCTAAAACTATTGCTCATATGTTTGAGTTCTCAGAACTTGCCCTTGAAATGGCTAAGATTGATGATGGTGTTGGTGACTTAAGAGCCTTAATCCGTGAGGATATGGGTAAGCACCATGCTGAAGCACAAAACAAGATGCTATTAATGCCTCTTGAAAACTATGATTTAACAGAGAATGGAAGCGATGGTGGAACAACAGTTAATGTTACTGCTAATTACACATCGTTAATGAAGGTTGTTGCTTCTTCACAAGAATTAGAAGCAATGGTGGATGCATCTATGACTGATGATTCAGCATCAACAACAGATGGTTTGGTTGCCCAATTAGTAACTCTATATGGAAACACAGACCGACAGTTAGTAAGCAACGCATACAATGAATCCTTTATGGATGCACAGGTGGATTACGGTTCATCTTATGCTGCTGGAGATGCTAGACCATTAACCCTAACTATTCTAAATAGTATGCTAAGGCAATTAAGAGAGAACGGCGGTAGCCCAAAGGTTATCTTAACTGGATATGATACCATTCAGCACATTGGTGACCTATTACAGAGCCAAGAAAGGTTCTTAGACCGAAAGGAAATTATCCCTACCCATAATGGTGTTAGGGGTGTAAAGGGAGCAGAGGTTGGTTTCCGTGTAGCAACCTACTATGATATACCCTTAATTCCTTGTAAGGATATGCCTAAGACCGGATTAGGTTCTAATAAATTGAGTGACCTGTTAATCTTAGATACTGACCACATTTGGCTTTCTGTAATGAAACCAACCCAATACTTTGAGGATGGAATTGACAATGGAAACCCATTTGGTGTTGGAACACTAGGTAATCAGGCAATGTATAGAACCATTGCTGAAACTGGTTGTTCTTTCTTTAAGGGACAAGGTAAGATAACAAACATAACAAGTGCATGAGGTGATTAAGTATGGCATTAGCATATACAGTAACCATTCTTGCTGACCACAAAGGTATGACTACACCAAGAGTACATGGTGATGAATACTTTGTGGATGCATTGGTGGATGTTACATCTATTGTAGCAGCAGGTTCAGTAATACCTGCTTCTGCATTTGGATTAAGCAGAATTAATGCAGTTCATATAACTGGTTATGATAACGCCAATGCCGTTATGCCGCAAGTAGAGGTTAGTGCCGCAGGTGCTTATGAGAGTGGAACATCCTTTGCTCTCATGTTTACAGCACTAGATGGAACAAACGCTACTTTGGCCAATGACGCTAATGGTGGAAGCACAAGAGTTCGTGTTTACGGAATACTCTGAAATGAGTAGTAATGTGGCCATTGGCCCCCTACGGGGGGTCATTGGTCACTAAATAGGTGATAAAATGGCTAAATTAAAATATAAAGGTAGAGAGAAGAAACGCTCTCTAATTAAAAGTATGTCTGTTAAATCAGGTGAAACAATAGACATAAATCCAATTCATGCTTTATCTTATTTGGGGGCAGATGAATTTGAAATTCATTTTGAAGATAAAGATAAAGAAGCATTAAAGAAGTGTAGTAGGGGACAATCTAAACTTTTGAAAAAGGAGTTCGGGGGAGCAGGGCTTGAAGAAACATTAAAACTAATGTATCCTGAGAAGAAAAAGAGTTTTAAGCCCAAACTAATTAAGGAAGCAAATATTTCTAATACTAAATTAGAAGAAGTAAAAGAAGAAAAAACAAAAAAGGAAATAAAACCTGTATCTTCTAAAAAGATTCCTAAAGAGAAAAAAGAAGTAGTAAAGACTTCTATAAAGACTAAAAAGACAATAAAGGATTCCCAACTTTAATAAGGGAACCGTTCTTAGACGAAATAAGGGAGGAACTGAGACAAATGACTGCGGGAAGTTTATGCACTAAGACTCATGCTTTTGCTGCTGCTGGCTCAGATGCAACTATTAATAGCGTTGCAGGAAGACAGGCAGTTCAATTAATAGGAAATGATGCACTTAATGCTGATGGAACGAAAGATTCTACTAAAGCAAAGATACTTTCATTTAAGGTTAGTAATAACCAAACAACTGCTATGACTATTGATTTTATTGATGGTTGTGGTACATCAGCATTTAATGGTAAATTAATTCATAGAGTACATGTTGGTGCGGTTAGAGAAAACTTAGATTTCGACATGCATGGTGCAATAATATCAGACGGATTATATGTTCTAGTTACGGGGGCAGGAACAAAAGTAAATGTTTCAGTTTCTGCTCAATATAACTAGGTGAATTAATAATGCCAGCTTTAGAGAAAGACACAAAACTTGTAATGACGATATTATTCGTCGGAGCAATTTGTGGCGTAAATGTTTTCTTTTACGCCGAGTTTGGTCATCTATTGGCTTTTAATCATTATTCACATGCGGTAGTTTTTGCTTTAATGACTATCGGTGGAATATTAGTGATGAAAGCAATATTTGACTTAATATTAAATGATTATATAGAAATGGCTTTGCTAGACAGAAGAATATCTGCATACTGGCACAAGCGTGGAAAAGACGAGCAACAAAGAGAAAGAGTTAGACAAAGTTTACAACAGCATAATCAAACTTGGGGTAATTTAACACCCCAACAAAACTTTGCTGGAAATCAACCAATTGTGGTTGAAAACACTGAACCTAAGCCTTCTTTCTTGGCTCAAATTGAACAGTAAGTGAGAACATGTTGGATGCAATAGCATTTGGAATGGATGAAACTGCTTTAGCATACGATATGCAAAGAGCACATTCAGCAGATGTTTGGTTTTTACGAGCTAGGTTTTATTTTTGGGGTATTATTGGATGTTTAACAAGTTTTGCTCTAGGCCAATTTATGGCTTTAGCAGGAATAAATATATTAGGAGAATTATGGGAGGGCTTTTGGGCATTAATATATCATTAAGGAGGTATATATTATGTCTGTAATGACCGGATTTGTAATTCTTTGTATTGAAAAAATAGGAATATTGTGGAAAAAAATAAACCCTCACCCGTTTGGAGTATATGGAGCAACTCAAGTAGGAAAAACTACATTACATCATCAACTAAGAACTAGAGGCGAAGTGCCAGAAATTAAAGAAAGAACAGTTGGTAGAGAAAGAGCATTAAGAAAAACAATAAAAATTGATGGAGATACACATACTATAAGAACTTCAGATGTTGGTGGAGAAAACTTATATTGGGGTGAATGGCTACAAGACATGAAATCAAGAAAGGTAAAATATATTATTTTTATGATAGACGACAGACATTTATCTAAACACATTGATATTGAACAACAATTATGTTGGAAGTTTTTAGTAGATGCAATTTGTTCACCTTATTGGGATATGATTAATAAAAGAAAAAAGAAACACAAACATGATTATCCAATAGCATTAGGAATTTGGGCAAATAAATTTGATTTGTGGAAAGACAGATATTCATATAATGACATTCAAAAACATCCAATATTTGATTCATTTCAAGACGGAATTCAAAGATTAAATGATAAAGGAATACCAACTCATAAATATATAGTAAGTGCAAAATCAGATGCTGAAATGGTATATAGAGGAATCACAACAATGATAGAGGACTATTAATGATAACAGATAATTGTTCAATGTCGCTATATTGTAAATGTAAGGAGTGTAAAAAATGAGTATGAATTATCAACCCCCGTCTTTAATTGGTGCAACAAATGCAACTGTAGCAAATGCCTTTTTGCCACCATTAAAATATGCTAGAGCAGCAGGGTCTATAATGACCTATGAATATAAAAGTGATAAACCAAAGAAACAATTAAAAGAATTAGTTAAAGTTCTTTGGCCAGAAAGGAAAACTTTTTTAAAGATTCCTTTAGGATATAAATTCAATACTAGAGACAGATGTGTTGTTTGTGGGACTCATAAGGTTTGGGAAGCATCCGACCCAATGAGACCAACAATACCACTTCATAAAGTTAGAAAAGGTTATCCAATGAGAGGAACTTATTGTGATAAACATGCTCAAATACACAAACAATATGAGATGTTAGAACAACAAATTATAGCTGATGAACATGGGTTATCCTTTAGTGCATATGTTCCTAAGCCTAAAGTGCCTAAAATGTTGCAATCAGCACCGCTAACTTCATTAAGGCAATCCGATATCGAGAGTTTGGCTGCAACCGGATGGACAATAAAACCCCCTGAAATGAGCGTAGAATCAGCCGAAGATGAATTATTTAGATTAACAATGGAAAGCCATTCAATTAATACAAGGATATTAAAATTAATGACAGATGGAACTCAAGTTAAACAAGCTAAACAAATAATAGAAGAGGAGAATGAATAATATGGGAGTTTTTGGAACAAGTAATTCAAGTATTTCACAGCAAATAGAAGCTCAAGGAGCAGCTAATTTTAAAGCAACAAATAACTTATTAACACTACAAACAAATCATGTAGAAGAATTTTTTGAGTATCATGGAGAAGGATTTTTATATGCTCTAGAAAAAATGCTTGAAGATATGACAGAAAGAGTAGTAAGTAGAATGTTATCTAAATTAAGATTTACACAAGGAGCTAGTGGAGAATTAGTAGTTCACTCTGATTGCTTAAGAGAATATGAAACAATAACACAAGAAAACATTCAATTAGATGTACAGGCAATTTTAGCAGCAGCAATCAATACTGAAGTTGTTATGCAAAGAAAGATGGCTAAACAACAGTATTTAGAAACTCAAGGTTTTAGTGTTAGTGCTCCTCAAGGACAAACTTCTACTCCTTCAGTAAACTATAATACTTCTGGTGGAACCCCTAATCCTGGAGGATTAAACCCTTCACAGATTAGCGGTGGTAATCCAATGGTTCAAGCTAATAATATGATGATGCAACAACAACAGGCTTTTAACAATCCTTCTGGTTATCCAATACAACCAGCAGGCTATGATAGCATGGGGAATGCTTATTGGATAGACCCAAATACAGGACAACCATCATACACCCCCCCTGGAAGTGGGCTAGGTTTAGCTAACATGATTTCTAAAGGGGCTGCATGGGCGGCTTGGTTAGCATGAGTGATTTAAATGTCTATTATTATACCTGACGATATTCGGTATAATAGAAGAGATTACTCTATAGGCGATGCATTAGAACTTAATGATGGAATGATGGGTTCTCAACCAGAACGCCATCCATTATTTAAGTTAATGCTAAAATATATTGCATCACCGTTTAGTGATAACAATTACGATGAAATTGAAGATAATTTATTATATTATCTAGATAGTTCATTTGTAATGAGGTTGGCTGAGAGAGACTCAGATATAGTTATTCCTGATGAAGAAACCTATGAAAGACATATAAATTATGCTTGGGAACAATTACAAAGGCTTAGTACAGAACAGTTACTTAACCACCTAATGAATTATGTAGGGGATACAAAACAATTAAAACTTGCTTTAACACAAGGTCTTTTAGATGAAGGAAAAAATACTTTAATACAAGATATTAATACTAAAATTGGCACAGACCATTTACTATCTGCTCATACTAAAGGTATAGAAAGTAAAAAAATATTTCAAGCCGCAGATAAAGGCGCAAAATATGAACCTGCATTAGATATAATTAATGATATTTTAACTGGTGAAGATGGAACACAAAACAAATACATGAAAATAATGTTTGCAGATGGAGGTAAATTAGGTATTAAAACTAAAGTAAAACTACCACATGGTAAATCAATTGGGTTAGGTTTAACAGAAATAACTATTGATATAGATTTTGAAGAACTGTTTAATACTTTATTTGAAAACGCTGGAATCCAACCTGTTAAAACTTCAATAGGATTTTCTTCAAGACAAAAAGAGTTTACAAAATCATTTAACAAATATAAACCACATCCTGATTTTCCTTTAAACGAAGAAGATGAAGAAATAATTAGACATATTCAACTTAAACAAGAATGGAACCAGCTTCATACAGAAGGTGAATTTAAAGATGAAGAATATGAAGGTTCATTAGAAGCAGAAGAAATCAAAGAAGAAATTAAAAGAGGAAGAATGAAAGACACTATGGATGTTGCAACAGATTTATTAGATGCTGGATTAATTACTTTTGAAAAATTTAAAAAGTTAGAAGATGAAGGAGAGGTTTTTCCTAAACTTCCCTATAAAGAACATGAAATTAATTTAATTAGTGATATTGTTGACTGGAAAAAGAAAAACCTTGATGGAACAGGCCCTAACGAATTTGAATTAGAAGTTTATAGAAAGGAATCAGTAAAAGCTAAAAAAGAGGTTATGAGAGAATTTAATACTAGAGTATATCCTGTTATACATGGGCCTAAATATGGCCCATATGCCGATAGACAATTATTCTTAGACGATACTTGGAAAGAGTTTTTAGATGACGATAATAAAAACCCAATTATTAAACTAGATTTAAAAAATGCAGCAAGACATTCTAGAAAATTATATGATGCATTAAATCAAGACGCATTAATTCCAAAAGAAGTAGGCATACTACAATTAAATATAATATCTTATATGCAATCCGAAGAAGAAATAGAAGACAGAAAAGAATTATTAAATGATGAAGATGAAGAAGTTAGAGCTAATTCAAAATTTTTATTAGATAAAATATTTAATGTATTTAAATTAGTTGGTGTTAATTATTCAGTAAAACAGCGTTATGATTTTAGAGATTGGACTGAAAGAAAACCAGAAAGAGGTAATAGACCAATGGAAGAACAAAAACCTAAATTTGGTAAACCAGGAAAAAGTTTAGGATTAACAGGTATGTCTGAAGCTGGAGGACAACCAACAAATGTTAGTGTTAAAACAAACACATTATTATATTATATTAAAAGGCAAATAGCAAATTTACAGGGGGCATTAAATGGGTAAACTAGGTTCAAAGAGTGATTTTATAGTAGGTTCTGAGTCTAATTATAGTCTAGGTATTGGTTATTATACTAGACATTTTGAAGTTTCTGAACTATTACAGTGTGGAGAATTTACAGATAGTACAACTCCTAGTAGGGGAGCAGTAGGCAATATTATTAAAAGAGTAGAAGGAAAAATTGATGATAAATTAAAAGTATCATTTAGACCTGAAATTATTGAAAAAGAAGTTCATGATTTTGACCCGTTTTTGATGGGGGCTTATCCTGTTACTCCCGCTAAAGATTATGTAGGGTTTATTCAACTTAATAGTGAAAAGGTTCGTAAAATACTTAGATTAGAAGTATGGCAAGGCAATGAATATGTAGATATGGCTTCTGCTTCTTGTATTTATACTCCTCCTACAACAGCACAAACAGGAACATATACTCTAAGATTTGATATTGGTAGTCCTGTTACTGTTTCTTTTACATTAACAGAAAACACTGCTAATGGTTTTTATGACCAATTCGGACAGAAAACAACAGTATTAGAGATTTGTGCTGCAATTAATGAACACTATCCATCACATACTGCACAGTTTACACAACAAAACACTCAAAAGACCACTGCTGCATCCACCGGCGCAGGAAATATCTCTGATTTTTTCTATGCCTGTCCAACCGAAGATGGTAAATCAGTTTACATTTCTTCTAAACTTCCATCAGATGCTGGAACAATTTGTAGTTTAATTGAAACATTAGGTTCAGATACAACAACTTATTCATTTACTGATAATGAAACAGGTGGAAGAACAGAAGAATTTTGGTCTCTCAAAGATGAGGGTAAGATATTTTTCAGAACAAACTATCCACATCACAATAAACACTCAATAAGAGTGGCTTATATTAGAGGAAGTAGTAGAATACCCTCTTCAATCCATGAAGCGACTACAAAGCTAGTTGCGGCAGAAGTATTAGTAACAGATGATAATACTATATTGATTGCAGAAACCGGTTCTAATATAGATGTTGCTAAAAAGCATGAAATTCTTACTACTGAAGCAAAAGAAATTTTAGACGGTAAACGAAACCTAGTATATTTAATTGAGTAATATGAATGAACTAACACAACTTTTAAATCGCATTCACCCTAATTATAAAGAAATTGCTAATAAATGGCAAGATAGACAAAAAATAGAAGAAGAACTTGGTATTCCTACTTCAGATTCTTTAACAGAACAGTTTATTACAGAAGAAGTAATTGACGGAATAGCTAAAGCACACCTTAACGATATAGATAACATGATAGGTGAGTTAGTTGGTAGATGAAGTAACTTTTGTTTTAAAACTATTAGAAAATAATTGGGCTAGTAACTTAAGTGCTGGTTTAGATGGACATAAGCCTGCAGCATCTTCTATTAACTTTATTGATGTTAGGTCAATAGAACCAAATAAAGGTCGCAGGGTTGATGCCGATGAAAAGGCAATAATTATCGTTTATGAGGATAGTGCTACCATAAGTCATCCTACTATTGATTGGGGAGTTAGAAACGAAGAGTATACCTTTACTATACATTTAAGGATATTACATCAAAAAGATTGGAGTGTCTTAACATATTCAAGAGATAGACTGCAAAGTTTATATCAAATAGTGCGTAGCATCCTAGAGAAGAACGGCTTAAGGCCAGAAGTTACTGTTGATGGTAATAAATACACAGCAGAATTAATAGAGATTACATCCAGAAGTGAAGCTAATGATAGAGGAAAACGATTATTAGGATATAAAATGGGTGTTGCCATGAAAAGGTTTGGAAGAACCACATAGTTTGTAAGTAGGTGAAAAGAAATGGTAGTAAATGAAATATATACAGGAGCAGGGTCATCAGTAACGATGATACCAGAAAGAGATTTTAAAATATCTGAAAATTTTGGAACGACAAAAGGAAGCAAAGAATTATTAGCAACTACTGCTAGTCAGACCACATTAACATGGTCTACAGCAGGTGATGTTTTAGTTCCAAATATTTATAGAGGTTGTATGGCTAAATTAGATAGATATGATGCTAATGGAGCCACTCAAAATCATTCTCAGACTTTAATGATTGAAAGTAATACTTCTACTACCTTAGTATTTTCACAGGCTTTAGATTCAACAGGTTCATTTTGGTATGAATGTACAATTTTAGCGTTTGGTACTCCAATGTATGCTGAACCAGCAACTAGTAATAAACACAATCTTTTAGCAGATAACTGGCTAGGATTAGTAACAACATTTACTCCACCATCAGTTGATGCTGAGATGAAACAATTAAATCTTGCACTTGGCGGAACAAGAAACTTTGGTTATCAATTTAAAGGAGCAGAAACTGTAGGTGAAGCATCAATTGATGTTTCATTAAATAATGGTTCTTGGTTATATTATGCTCTTGGAAAGAAAACATATTCACATACACCGGGAGGCTCTAATACATTAAATGCTAGTTTACAAAATGGAAGTTCCTATGGTGTAACTAGTTCAGGTAGTGATATTTATAGAGTAGAAGACGGAGAAATATTACCTCCTTTTACTGCTACTGATGATAGTGCTACTAAGGTAACAAGTATTACTGTTTCAAATGATGGTGTAGGAATTCCATTTGCTGCATCTCAAGCATTAAGTTTTAGTGGTGGTGGCGGTACTGGTGCTGCTGCAACTTATACATTAACAAAGAATAAACATACAATAGATTGCACTACAGAATCAGGTACTAATTATGATGGTAAATGGATTAAAATTGAAGCTGCAGCTGCTTCAACAGTAAAATATGTGTTTTGGTTTGATATTGATAATGCTGGAGCTTCAGTTCCAGGTCATGGTGTTTCTGGTTCAACAGATGTTGAAGTTACTACAATAAGTTCAGGTGATGCAGCAGGTACAGTTGCTACTGAGCTTGCTACCATTATTAATGCACAAACAGGATTAACTGCTACTGCTGATGGAGCACAAATAACAGTTGAATCAACTAGTGGTGGTAAACTTGGAGCAATAACACAAGCTGGTTCTCCACCATTAACAGTTGCACAATTAGTAGTAGGAGGAGAAATTGAATCAGTAACAATTTCAAATTCAGGCTCAGGATATTCTTCTGCACCAACAATCGCTAATGTAACAGGAGACACAGCAGCTACATTTACTGCTGTTTTAGGTTCATCAGCAAAGGCTGATTATAAAGAAATTACTGCGGCAGTAACATATGATATTACAGAAGATAATAGTGGTAATTTACCATCCTTTTCTTTAGAAGTAAGTAATGAAAAAGGTAGTATTGCAGACGGTGATTATTTCGTTGATGCAGATAAACAAAAAGTAATGGCTAGAATTTTTACTGGTTGCCAAGTTAATTCTTTGACTTTGAATTTTGAAGAAGGACAGGAAGTTACTTCTAGTATTAGTGCTATAAGTAAAAAGGCACATGATGCAGAAACAAATTATGTTCCAAGAAGAAAGATAAGAACCACAACAGGTTTACAAAACTATAGTTCTACAGTTGAAGATAATAACCCATACATGTATTCTGATGGAACAATCAAAATATATGGGCAAACTATGGCTAGAATTAAAAGCGGTAGTGTTACTATTAGTAATAATATAACTCCCCATCGTTATATAGGTAATTATGATAGAACAATGGCTAGTGCGCACACTGCTGCACAAAGAACTTATGAGATTAGTTTAAATCTATTAATTACTGACCAAACTATATGGGATGAATTAAGAAATCAAAACGAAACAGATTCTTCCGTAGGATTAATTGAAATTGAATTCGCTAAATCAGCAACAGACAAAATTACACTTAAGTTTGACAATTATCTTACTACAAGTGTGGATATTCCGTTCCCTGATGATAAGGGCGCACTTGAAGTTGCTCTAACTGCACAGGCTCGCACATTAAACAGTTGCACCTATCAAGGAAAGTGGATTATACTGGGTTAACCCCCCTTAAGATGTAAAGATAGCATAATAAATACTTTTCTAGACAGGTGGTGGCGAAAATCGAGAGCGATTCCGTGAATAGGTGGGTCTATTCCCATATCGGGGGGTCAGATTCGGCCATCTTAGGAGGCTTAAAAGGCTAGAATATTCAATTTATTTTTTAAATTCCACTAACAAGAGTTTGTTTGTTAGTATTAATTTGTAGGTGGAAAAATGGAAAAAACAGTAGTAAATGATAAAAGTGTGCTATTTGCACAAGTAGAAACCGAGTGTCACTATGTTAAAGTGTCACCGGATAAAGATGAATACCTAAAGGTTTGGGTTAAAGAACCAACATGGCTTGAAGTAGAAAAAGCCCTGTCTAGTGTTATGAAACTAGACGCACAAACACAAAGCCTAGATTTAGACATGAATGCAATGTATAAGTTTATGGTTGAAAACTTTGTGGAAAAAACAGAACCCCAGTTATCGGGGTTAGACTTGTTAAGGCTATCGCCCTATGTTGGCGGTCAGCTAAAGGATATCCTACCAAATCCATTTACGGATTTGTTGGAGGATAACTTGGGAAACGAGTAAATTACAAAAGAGCATTTAAAGGACACTCTGTAGATAATATAGAAATTATGACAGATATAATGTTTTATACTTATTGTAAAACTTTTAGCATTAATCCAATAGATGCAATACACACTCCAGTATCATTAGTAAAAAAAATGCTATTAATTCAAGGTGTAGCAAGTGAATTAGAAATGGAAGAAATACAAAAGAAATTACCAAGTAAGTGATAGTATGGTGATGGGACAAAATCAGGCTGCTGCTCAATTGTATGATGTTGTAGCAGCAACTGAAGCTTTAAAGGACTCACAATCTGGATTAGAACAAACAGTACAAAAATTAGCAGGTTCTAGAGCATTATTAGCATTAAGCAGAATAACCTCTGGTATACTTCCTGGATTTTGGTCGGCCCAAAATAAAATTAGAGCCGTTTTCGACTTAGCTAAAATCTATTATGATAGTGCTAATAAAGAAACAGAAGAACTAATTAAAAACTTGGAAGCAATTCAAAAGTTGGGAGGCCAAGCAAATTTAGTTATGGGATTGAAAATTTTTGATGATAAAACTATGGATATGTTTTCTAAATTGACAGATAACACTCCTACTAATATAACATCAGGAATGTACAAAAAAATAGGTGGAGAGATAAAAGGGTTCGATGCTATTGAAGAATCAATATTAGGAAGAGAAGCTAAAAACCAAGAAGAACGAAAAGAGGTATTAAACACATTAAAAACATTAATTAGTCCTCAAAGAGATAGAATTTTAGAAAGACGAAAAGAAATTCAAAGAAGAAGAGAATTTGCACGAGAACTTAAAAAAGAATATGAATATTTTGATGTAAAAGACGAACAAATTTTTAGAAAGTTTTTAATACGAAAGAAAAAACAAATATCAGACACATTAAAAAAATTACCTGATACGCTAAAAGCTTTATTCAAAATGGCTTGGGCGTTTGTGAAAGGATTTACATTATTTGTTGTACTTGCTACACTTGTAGGAGCCGTAATTAGAAATGCTTGGCCGGCACTAAAAATGTGGGCTGCTAAAGTTCTTGAAGGACTTGGTTTGATTTGGGAAGCATTTAAATTTGCAATGGAAGGTCTTTGGATGATAGTTGCAGGGATATTTGAAGGAGATTTACTTAAAGTAGCAATAGGGTTAGGACAATTCTTTGTTGGATTACTTCTAGCTGGATTAGGATTATTAGTATCTCCTTTTGTTGGTGCTATAACTTTAATCTGGGCATTGCTAGGCGGCCCTATATATGATTTTATGAAATCTATTACTGACAGTTCTCAAAGCCTAAACCAAAAAGTTGGAAAATTCCTCATAATGATGGGTCAAATATTATTAGTTCTAGGTTTAATTGGTGCTGTAGTTGGTTATATATTGACAGGTGCTTGGGTGTTAGCGATTGGTGTTGCAGTTGTTGGTGCTATAGTGAGTACAATTGGAAGATGGCTTGGTAAGAAATCTATTGGCGGCCCTGCTAGTGGAATGACTTTAGTTGGAGAACAAGGCCCAGAATTAGTTAGATTACCAACAGGTTCAAGAGTTTATTCTAATGCACAAACAAGGACAATGGGAGGCAATACTATTCATGTTCATGTTAATGGAAGAGTAGGAGCTTCTGATGCTGAAATTAGAGATATTGCAGATAAGGTTGCAAGACATATTAATCTAAGAATGAATAGAACAGGAACAACAGGAACGGGATTCTAATATGGTAGTACCAACAAACAGAGTAATGATTGAATTAAGTAGAAGGGCATCAGCAGATTCTCCTTCAACGGCTAATACTATTGCTACAAATAGAATTGCTCTTTCATGTGAAACAGTAAGTATTAACACATCTAAAAATGCATACCCTATAGATATTCCTTTCTCTGGAGTTATTGCAGGAGAATCTTCATCAATGGTTATGGATTTAGGTTCTGCTAGAAAAGAAATAACACTATCTGGAGTAATTTATGAACAGGAAATTACAAAATTTAAAGGAGGAGACTCTGCTTCGCCTAAAAAAGTTAAATTAACTTCTTATGAAATTGCTCAATTAATACATTCATATGTTGATTCTTCATTTATACATGAAGACCAAAATATAAGTAAACTAATTTTATTAATTCCTAGTAGAGCAGACAATAATTTTGAATATAGAAGTTCAACAGCAGACCCACCTACAGCAAGTCAAGTAATAACTGCAGATACTCCTTTAGAAGATTTACCATTAATACCATTCCACTTTGCAAATAGAAGTTATGATGTTAGTTCTTGGTCATATGGTCACACAAAGAAAACATTTGATTACTTTCAAAATACAGCAGATGAAATAGAAGGTATAAGAGGGTTTGTTCAAAATTTTAGTACAGAACTTTCTGGTGCAGACAGTCCACATATACAATTTAGTTTAACCTTCATTCAATCTTCTACACTAGTTTCAGACTTTATTAATACATCAATGTGAGGAACAAAAATGCCAGGAGTATTTATTGGGGATACAAAATCATTAGTTTTTCCTGTAATGTGTGATGGATATTTACAGATGAAATATTCTGATAAAAATTCTAGCACTTCTACTAATGTAGACTTAAGACAAGGTATTTGGGGCTATAATGGTTCCTTTACTATTGAAGCCATAATTACTCCATATGATGTAAATGGATATGGTTCACGCGGAAGCACTTCAGCCGGTGTTACCACATCTGAAAAAACACCTCCTAGTGTTAATATAGATAATTCAAATTTAGCTCATTATCAAAGTTATGATTATTCAACCTCTACACAAAGAAAAACACATAAAATGATGTTATTTCATAGTGATGGATTTGAATTATATTTACAAAATACTACTTCTAATAATTTTAATCAGCCTGCTGAATATAAATTATGTGCTAAAATAGGAACTGAAACTCCAATAGAAACTGATAGTATAATTTCTTCTAGAAATAAACTGTTTGGGTTTTATGATGAAACTGGAATATATGATGGGATTTCTACTTCTTTACGAGTATTAGATGATGCTAGTATAGATAACACTAATACATCCTTAATAGAATTAGATACTGCATCTAATGTAAATAAAGTAGGTGTGGGAACAGAAATATTTGATAATACTGGAACATCTAAAGGAAAAGTTACTTCTATTGATTATACTGCTGGAACATTAACTATGGATACAGTACAAGGACAAGCCGCCACAAGTTATTCAGCATATTATTCACAACCAAAGGAAGCTACTTATTTAGAAACAATGTATAAAATAACATGTTGTGTTCATATTGATGGGAAAATACGGTTATTTATAAACAATGTTTTATTAGTAGAAGAAACTGTAACAATTACTGATTTTAATTTTGGAACTACTGATTGTTATATTGGTCAAGACCCTGCTGTAGACCATACTCAATTTATGGGAGAATTATTTGAAATGGCAATGTATAAAAGACCAGAACCTAGTATAGCTTCTAGCACATTAAACATAGGATATTATGATACAATTTTCTATTATAGGTTTGGTGATATATAATGGAAAGATATGTTTATGTATTGAATGCGGATAAATACGCTAATGAAAATATAAATTATACTTTTGGACAAAAAGGTAATGCTTTTACAGAAAATAAAGCTTTCAAAAATACTTCTGTAAACCCTGTTATTAAATGCACTAACATTAATCAAGAACATGATGGGACTTCTGCTAACTTTTTTGAAATTAGAAATACATATTATAATGGAGCTATATCTAATGATAGTGGGAGTGCAATTGTAAATAGAATATATCCTAGCACCAACACCACAAATTTAGTAACAGATGCAACCTATGCTCAAAATAGACAACAAACAGCCTCGTATAAGATTAGGACTTATTCTACTAAAAGCGCAACAAATAGTGCTAGTCATGCTAATCAATTATTAGTTGGAAATAGTAGTCTTAATATAGATTTAGATACTAATGATTATTTCGTATTGATAAACCCTCAAATTGTTCATTCTGCTTCTGATAAAACACCATCATTAAGACCACACTTTGCTAAAATTACTAAGATAGTTTCTTTTGATGAACATGGTGATGGTTTTCAGTTTGAACCTAAATATCCAGAATCAATACCTAGATATACTAATTTTGAAATATACAAAGGGCCATTAGTAAGTGATACTAGTGTCGTTGCTTTGAGCTATGGTCTTAGAGGAGATGGAAGTGAATTAGGTACTTCTACTACTGATGATTATGACCAAACTACTCCTGTTAGTTTTATTACCGACAAATATGATGCTAGTAATGAAGTATCACGGCCTATTTGGTATTTTTATAATGATAGATTAACAAATAAAAATCAATTAGATTATAATACCAAATATAATTTAACTACTTGTAGGTGTTTTGATTGGTCTAGAGTAAGCACAGATGGAAATGTAATATTAGCATCACAAGCTTTAAAATACTCAAGTCCTAGCGATTTATCATTTTCAAATCTTGGTACTTCAGATTTACTTAAAGGACAATCTATATATTTAGCTGACCAAAGCAATAAAGAATATTTTGGAAATGTAACAAATATTCAAAGTGGGTTAGCAGATGAATTAGAAATAGATTATGCTAGAGAACGACCACAAACAAGTGGTAATTGGCCAGCAGCTACTTATCCGGTCTTTATAGGAAGAACAATTCATCAGTCTGTATTTAGAACTGAAAGAGAATATGGAACAACAATTGTAGATTATGGAACACTAAATCAAGATGCTATATTAGTGGATAATATATATAATAAAGATGGTGAAATAGGAAGTACAAATAGTCCGAAAGATTATGAAACAAATGGAGATTATACTTTTAATCCGTCAAGTTGGAAGGATGCATTTAGAAATTGCAAAAGACAAGCAAGTGATTATGCATCAACTAGTAGTTCTTATACTACTTCAAATACAGAAAGCGTTAGACATGCAAACTTAACTGGCCCTAATAGATGTTTATATTATAAAAAATCTCATAAGAAAAATAATTCTATAAACCCAATAATGGAAATTACAGTAAACAATCCTAAAAATAAAATCAGCCAGTTTGCAACAACAAAATTATTAGATAATAACGGAATACAATTTATAAAAATAAAAGAGGATGAAACATATACAATTAGTAATGCAACCCACACCTCAAACACTTCTGATGTTAAATTACCTTATACTGCAACTAGTAGTTATAGTGCTTCTAGTGGTGGTATATATTATATTCATTTAAATAATATAAATGAGACAGCATATGCTGATATAACTGATGATAGTACAGATAATATTGTAGAATTAGATTGGAAACCCACTATAGATTATGGAGTTAATCAAATAATTAAAGCAGGAACTATATTAAAAGTAGAAGATGTTTATTATAGAGTAGGAACAATCGCAACAACAGATGAAGCTACTAGAAAGCAAGAATTAAGAGTAACAGCAAAAAAGAAAGCAAATGATAAAACTTGGACTATTTTAACACAAGAATCTCATTTACCAATATTTACTGATTCAGATATATACATTGTTTTTTGGACTGATGGAATTAATACAAGCTGTCCAATAGATACAGAAGCAATATATGAAAGCAATACATTGCAAAGATTAACTGTAAATGAAAAAACTATTAGTAAATTAGAAAACTCTTTATATAAAAGAAGACTAGTATTATTAAATAGAGAATTTTATGGATATGAAATTGAAATAGATTATGGTGATAAAAACCATAAACACTTAAAGCTTTTAACAACTAAAACATTATATCAACCTGATTCTACTAAAAAACATTTTATGTATTACTATCAAGGGGGATATTGTATAGAGGACGATGTATTTAATGGAACCGTTGAAGATATTGATTCAGAAAATAAAGATGGAATATTAACATATACTATAAATGGTAGAGATAATACAGGAGTTTTATTAAATAATACCACTAATAAAAATTTACATAAAACAGATGATATAGTATATTCTTCTATTGCTCCTATTTTTGATATACCTGCTACAACAGTTGCTAGGGCTGGTATGACTAATACAGGAATACTAACTCTTACAGGAACAGTAACTGTTAACAAATATGATTTGTTTATAAATAGTAATAAAGAACTTATAGGAGAAGCAATATCTTCTACTGCTGATGGTTCAAACACTGCAGTAACTTTAGGAGGTTTTGATTATACTAGAGGAACTGCAGGAACTAGTACATTATACCATATTAAAACATTTGGAGATTTAGAAAATTATTTAACTGGGACAAAAGCATTATCTACTAATATTAAATTAACTACACATCCTACAGATTTTAGCAGTGTAGGACACAATGGTTTAATATTTAATGATGGTCAAAAAATTGAATATTCTTCTTCCTTTAGTTTTAGTGATTTATTAAACACATCAGCAACAGGCTCATATTCTTATGATAATACTGTTGGATATGATATTTCAGATATTAAATCTATTGAAGAAGATAAAGATTCTTCATTTGCTCTAAAATTAGCAGAAGAAACTAGAGCTTCTATAAATTATAAACCCATACAAACAGTTTCTTCTATGCATTTTAATGTTTTAGATATTGATTCTTCTAGTAAAGAAAATTCTATACTTAAAATTGCGCCAAGTTTTCCAGTAGTTTTAGGAAGTATTGACACAAACACATCAGATGTAAATGGATATGGAACAGATATGAGATATTTATATATGGTTAATTCTAATATTCCATCTGGTGGTTTTATTCATGAATTACCATATAATCCTCGCGTACAACAAAGCAGCTTTTATTCTCCAAGAAACACATTTAGATATTGGGGTTTACAAAAATTTAAAGAAGGAACAATAAAAGAGAGCCATGATAGTGTTTATAATAATAGTAATAAAACGCAAAGAATTACAGGTGCAGCTCCTATGTATAAAATAAATTCAATGGGTGAAAAAATTAATAATCCTACTTATAGTACATCTGGCACAATTGATTTAACCCCAAATCTATATCCACATAGTCCATATGTAGATGGTAATTTAAAACCTTTACTTAAAGGTTCAAATTTATGGGAGGGAGATGATTTAGGGTTAACAGGAAATAAGTTAGCACCTGTTGAATATTGGGATGGTTCTGTAAAAACAGTTACTTGGAAACAATTAGAAAATATAGATTATAGAGCTAAAAATTATAACTTATTTGCAATCGGAGATATTTATCCAGATTCTAAATTAAGATGGAATAATTTACAGTTTAACACTAAAGATTTTAATAACTATGGTATGGTTTTAAAAACAAAAGGAAGAGAGGGAGATTCAGTTTCACATGAAAACTTTACAGGAACTAATACACAAACAAATGAATCTGATTCTAATTATGAAAGAATAGAAATAACTAGCGCAAATAAAACAACAAACCAATTAAAAAGGTTTGGAGTTGTTAGATTAGTTGAAGCAACTTTTGATTGGCATATGAATCCAATTGATTATGAAAGTGCTGGTAGAAATGAGGACTATGATAAGTTATCTAAGTTTAAATATCCTAGAATGAAAATAGTAGCACAGGGTTCTATAACAAATAATGGTATAGGTGGTGCTGATTTAGACAGTAGTATTACATTTGCTATTGATGATTTAATATATAAAAATGACGGAACTATTGTTGGAAGGATAACAAGCAATACTGGTGCTGGTAGTTCAGCTACAATTCATGCTTCAGATATGTTAAGTGTTACATATGAAGATGTAATATATGTGGTTAGACAAAAATTATTTACCCCTATAGCAGACCCTGATTGGGGAATTGATTCTTTAAATCATAATGAAATGAGAATGCTAAATACATATATTATGGTTCCCGATATTCAGAGAGATTATTTTTCTTTTAATCTATTAAAAGGCGGTGGTCTCACACCTAAAAAATTTGATGCACAAAATATATTTATACCATTAATATCTGAAAATATACACGATGGTTCAGGAAGCACTATGTCAGACTATTATAGTTTATTTCATCAAGCCAAACATTGGGATTCAGCAACTACAGACCCTATTTGGTATCATCCATCTAAAGTTATTAATGCTTTAGCATATCCTACAACAAGAGATGATTCTCCAGGAACAGATTTAATAGAAGATGGATTACAATATAAGATTAATAATAAAGCAGATTTATATGGTGAATCACATATATTATTTAAAGATATGAGAAAATCATTTAAACAAGGTGAAAACCAATTTGAATTGCCTACTTCTGCTTTATTATCTCCTGGAGCTTATGGAGATTATGATGATTGGGAAGATTATGTTGATGATTATGGTCTTAGTGGCCCTCTTGACCAAAGAGCAGTTAATGTGACAATGGTTAATGATGAAAATGGTAGTTATTCTAGATATTGGTCAGTATGTGGAATGAAAACAGAAAAACACATATATTCAGCAGATGGAAATAGAAGTTGGGATAGAGAGCTTAATCATTCTAATTCTGGTAATGATGCTGGCGGTGGTTTTCAAGCACAAGCTTTTATTAAACCTAGAATTAGAGTTGCAGATAGTTATAATAGTAATATACTTACATATACTATGAATACTGATGGGCATAATTGGTTAAATTTTGTCCCTAACTTAACTGGTTATTATTTAGTATCTGATAAAATAACAGATAAGCTTAATAATACTAAATATTTACCTAGTAAATATAACACTACTAGTCAAGCTACCACTGGTACTCCTATTTACATAGGAAAAATCTATGAACATTCAACTACTGTATCAGGAAATTATAGACAACACACGCTTAAACTTGATAAAACAATTAATCATACTTCACATGGAAATAACTTTAGATTAATGAGAATATCTGAAACAACCTTTGAAGATACACCGGATTATTTTGAAATTAATGAAATGTTTGATACCGGATTACAATATGATTCATTAAAACAAAATTATATAACAGGAGAAAAAGAAGATTCATTAAGTGAAACAGATATGGGTGGGGCCACCGAAACTGATGATTCTACTGCTGGTATATTAGCATATCAAGAGGGATTATATTCTATGTATCTATTATTAGATATAGATAATTTTAATACATATATTGATAGAAGAGTAATATCAGATATTCATGCTTCATTTGCTGATGGAGATTCATTAAATTGTTATATAACAGACGGGAAAAATTCAATAGAAAAAAATATAATTCTTAGTAGAAAAACTACGCCTAGAAATACATTAAGATTTTCATATGATGGAAAATTAACAGGTTACGGGGTAATATCCTTTGGTGAGACATTTACGATTGAATCAACAAGTACCCCAGATAATACAGAAGCAACTGAAGCTTTTATAGGAACTACATTTTCAATAGGAACAGATGTCGAAAACGCTATAGTAGATATATTGGAAGAAAATAATATAGAGGTGGATTCTTCATTAAAGAATATGACTTATACTGGTAATATAGTAGATAGCAACACATCAGGAACAACAATTACCTTTACCACTAATCACTCTAAAATAAAAGTAAACGATATAATTTATAATCAAGACGGAAGGCTTATAGGGAAGGTGACTACTGCAAATACTGGGGCTACCATAGCGGTTAGCAACATTTTCTACAAACCAAAAAAGAATGATGAAATTACTAAATATGAAAGACACCCATTCATTTTAAACACTAATTTTAATGAACAAGATATATTTTCAGCAGTAAATTATTTGGCTGCTAAAAGACAATTGGATTATTCTTTTAAAGATGATAAAATTAAAATTAATGACTTAAGTAATTACCATTCCAAAAGACAATTTTCATTAAAGTATAGAGATGGTGCTAATTTAATTTCTGTAAAAAGCAATAAAAGTTTATTTGATAAAGCAAATAAAATAGTAGTTATTGGAGACAATGTAAAAGCAGAAGTAGAAATACCAAGTAAAAAAACAAGAACTATTAAACATATAGATAGTAACATTAAAAATATAGAAGAGGCAAGAATTAAAGCAAATGCTCTACTAGAACTACACCGCAAAGGATATAGAAAAATCACATTAGAAATAGAAAAGACCGGATTTGAATTAATGAAAGCAGGAGATGTAATACATTTAGATTTCCCAAATCATAACATTCCTGCAGATGATTATATTGTTTTTGAAATAGAAAATATAATGACT